AGGTAATTTACTTTTGCGGTCATCCTTTATCAGTCCTCTAATGTCTTATTATAAACTACGCACTTAATAAAGTCAAATAAATAATATACCAAAACAAGGATATTATTATGGGATTACTAGATTCATTAAACGGCTCGGCTAATTTGCTGGGTGCCGGAGCAGGCGCTATTAATACGGCTAGTAATTTGGGTAGTGCGATAAGCTCAGCATATAATAGTAATGGTGGCGGAGATGTTATGTCTGCTATTCGCGCGGTAAATCTTCCAGCAGCCGGAGAAGCAGTTGGAGATATTATCAGCGCAGTTTCTAGTTTCGGCGGAGATGCCAACGCTAATGACTGGCGTGTTAGATTAAGTCTAGCTAATTGGTCCAGTTTTAAAACAAGTCCTGTGTTAAAACCTTTGAAAGATGCAGGCGGTTTAATATTTCCTTACACTCCAAAAATTACTATGCAAAGTGCTGCCACTTATCAGCCTATTGATACTGTGCATACAAACTATCAATTCCACGCATTTAAAAATAGCGATCCAGGACATGTGCAGATTGAAGCTCCTATGTATGTAGAAGATTCTACACAAGGGTTATACTGTATTGCTATGATCCATTATTTACGCAGCCTTACCAAAATGTTCGCAGGAAATGATCCTAAGGCAGGAAATCCTCCACCAGTTATTTTCTTAAATGCTTATGGAAATTATGTGTTTAAAAATGTCCCGGTAGTAGTTACAAAAATGACTTGGCAATTTCCTAATGATTGCGATTATATTGGTTGTAACGTAGTCGGTAGTGCCGCTGGAGAAGTACAAGGTGTTGCAGACAGTATTGGCGGTTTAGCCAGTGTTGGAGCTGGACTGTTAGGAGGCGATAGTGCGTTAGGCGGAATATTAGGCGGAGTCAGTGCCATTGCTGGAGGAGTTGGACAAGTAGCAGGTTTATTAGGTACATTTGGTATTGGCGGGACAACTAGCGGAGGAGTAGCGCATGTTCCAACAAAGAGTAGTCTTAGCGTAACATTACAACCTATCTATAGCAGAACTAGTGCTCGTAACTTTAGTCTTGATAGATTTGTTACTGGCGGCTATCTCAATAATAGTTTTGGATACATTTAATCATGGCTACATATAGTAATACAAGTCCTTGGTACAAAACAAAGATAAAAAACAATTATCTTGATGTACTAACTATCAGACCTGTTAGTGCTGATGCGGACGATTTCCTTTATACTATTGAACCGCAATATACTTACCGACCTGATTTGTTAGCCTATGACTTGTATGGAGAAGTTAACCTTTGGTGGGTGTTTATGCAACGTAATTTAGATGTTATACAAGATCCTATATTAGATTTTGTTCCAGGAACTCAAATATACATACCCAAAGGTAGCGGACTAAAAACTGTTTTAGGACTATAATATGAGTTTTGACTCACTGCCAGGTATAATAGATTCAGCAACACAAACCACAACTGCGGTTAGTAATGCCGCATCTCAATTTTTATCATCAGGTCCTGCAAGCGGATTAACGTCTGCGTTTAGTAGTGTATCTGGTTTGCTATCAGGCATTAGTGGATTCTTTAAAGGATTAAGTCCTGGCCAAAAATTGCCATTACCTAATCCACTGTTTGCTTATGCAAGTTATACCTATGTATTAGGTATAGGATGTCTTACAGAAAACGATTTAAATTATCCAGATAAAACTTATAAAGCCGGCGGAAAAATTCCTTTAATTTGTAAAGATGCCAATGCTGATCCTAATAATCGAGTTAACACAGTCTATGGCAAATTTGATTTTTTTATTAACAATCTAGAATTATATAGTGTTGTTGGCTTTGAACAAGGCGGCGGCAATACTAATGTAATGAACTTTACATTTGATATCATAGAACCTTACAGTATGGGGTTGTTTATTATTGCATGTCAGCAACTAGCACAAAAACAAGGTTGGGATAATTGGCGTGAAGCACCATTTGTCCTTACAATAGATTTTAGAGGTAATACTGAAAACGGACAAATAAAAAATATTCCTAACACCGGCAGACAAATACCTTTTAGCTTTGTTGATTTAAGTATGACTGCTACTGAAAAAGGTAGTGTTTATAAATGTTCAGCTATGCCATGGAATCAACTTGCTTTAACAGATGATATTGCAGATACAAAAAGTGATTCATCGGCTGTAGGATCAACTGTTCAAGAAATACTACAGTCAGGCGAAAACAGTTTACAAAAAGCCTTAAATGCCAGAATGAAAGAAATGGAAAAACAAGGTATTGTAGATCAAGCTGATGAATATTTAATTTTATTTCCACAAAATACAGCTAGTTCAGCAGATGCTAGTCAAAGTTCTGATACAACTGAAGATTCTAGTTCTGCTACTGAATCATCTAATAGTTCGGGCGGTGGCGGCATTTACGATACACTAGGTGTTGCTAGAAGTAAGACTAATCAAACACTAGTTCAAAATCCAGGTGATTGTAATCTTATTGGACAAGCTAGTTTAGGATTTGATGAAAAGCGTAAAGGAGATCCTGCCTTTGGTAAAGATCAACAATTATACGATACTAAAACTGGCACATTTAATACTGGAAAATTTAAATTTGATAAAACATCGACAGAAATGCGTTTTACACAAAATACCAGTATTCCGCAAGCAATCAACCAAGTTATATTACAAAGTGATTTTGTTAGTGACACATTAGATAGCAGTAAAATAAGTCCCGAGGGTTATAGAGATTGGTATAGAATAGCTACCAAAGTATATACTACTGGTGACACACAAAAAAACACAGGTATTAAGCCTCGATTGATTGTTTATCAAGTTGTTCCATATAAGGCACATAACAGTAGACAACTACCTGCAGGCGTTAAAGGCTTGGGTTTCGACAGTCTCGCAGATCAGGCAGTAAAAAAATATGAATACATTTATACTGGGCACAATGTAGATATTATTAATTTTAAAATTGAAATTCAAAATGGATTTGTTTATATTATGGGTGCAGATGGTTTAGCTGAAACTCAAGATAAAGTTACAGCTAACCAGACAGGTAGTGAAGATCCTGAAAAAAATCAAAATCAAAAATACATGCCTGATGGAAAACAGCAAACTCCTACACCAGGATTTATGCCTACAATTTTAAAATGGGTTAACACACTAACAGGCAATGACAGAGGCGGCGGTGGCGGTGCTGAAGGTCAAGCGCAACGTGCAGGTAAGTTGTTTAACCTAGCTCTTAATAATCCGTTTGATATGTACAATCTTGAAATGACAATTATTGGAGATCCATATTATATCACACAAAGCGGAACAGGAAATTATACCAGCGAAGCGGCCACACATAATTTAAACACAGATGGAACTGTAAATTATGAAAGTGGTGAAGTTGACATTATAATTAATTTTAGAACTCCTATCGATCTTAATCAAAGTACAGGATTGTATAATTTTGGCGGTGCTAGTAAAAGCGCACCAGTTATGCAATTTAGCGGACTATATTGTATACAAACAATTAAAAGCCATTTTGCAGACGGTAAATTTACACAAACATTATCTGGATTTAGACGACCAACGCAAGAATACCTAGACGAGTCAACATTAGCTGATATGCCATCGACAAAAGGTAAAGTAACCGAAACTCCTAATACAGATTCAGATGCAGAGCAAACAGGAACATAATGTCAAACGATCAAACAAGAATTAGTGCTAAAGGTACCGAACCACGTCCAGGACCTTTTTTAGCTAGAGTGATCAGTCACTTAGACAGTACTGCTATGGGCATGTTGCAAGTGGAAATTTTAAGACCTACAGGTAACACAGGCGATTCTGGACAACTACACCAAGTAAAATATATGAGTCCTTTTTATGGTGTAACTAGTGCTGATTTTGTAAGACAAGATCCTGACAATTATGGTAACACTCAAAAAAGTTATGGTATATGGGCAGTTCCTCCGGATGTTGGTACAACTGTAGTTGTTATTTTTATTGACGGAGATCCTAAGAGAGGATACTGGATAGGGTGTGTGCAAGATGAAGGAATGAATTTTATGATTCCTGGAATTGCCTCAACAGAAAATAATGTAGAAGGCGAAGGCAGATTGCCAGTAGCAGAATATAATAAAAAAGTAAATGACGGAAGTCCTTCAGATTCTACTAAAAATAAAAAACCTCTACACCCTTTAGCAGATGCGTTAAAAACACAAGGGTTAGATAACGACGATATCAGAGGATTAACTACTAGTAGTGCTAGAAGAGAAGTGCCAAGTATGGTGTTTGGATGGAGTACCCCAGGGCCTGTAGATAAAAGATCAGGCGCACCAAGAGGCGCTATTGGCAAAGAAGATTATAAAATACCAAATGCTTTTGTAAGTCGTTTAGGTGGAAGTACATTTGTCATGGATGACGGGGATGATAAATTTTTACGTAAAACAAAAGCCGGAGATGGCCCTCCAGAATACGCAAGTGTACTGGGCGGAGAAACAGACGGTGATCCTACAATTCCACATAATGAATTAATTAGAATTCGAACAAGAACAGGGCATCAAATACTTTTACACAATAGCGAAGATTTAATTTATATTACTAATAGCAGAGGAACTTCTTGGATAGAATTAACTAGTAATGGAAAAATTGATATCTATGCACAAGATAGTATCAGTGTGCATACTGAAAACGATATAAATTTTACAGCTGATAGAGATATAAATTTTACAGCAGGCGCTAATGTTAATATTAATGCCGGAACAAATATAAACCAACAAGCAGGATCTGCATGGAATTCAACATCGGGTACTACTAGCAAAATAACAGCTGGCGGAGATACTCATATTATGGCAGCCAATACTGCTATAGACGGCGGTAATATTAATTTTAATTCAGGTGTTGCAACATCAGCCGATACAACTCCTAAAGCAGGAAGAATTCCACAAACCGAGCCCTGGGCCGGCCACGAAAATTTAGATCCTGCACAATTTACTTCAGACAAAACACAAGCATCGGAAGATGTATCGGAGCCCAGCACAACTGCATTTAACAAATACACAACAGCAACTGATACTTTTAATAAAGTACAAGGTTCACAAGAGGAGCAACAATAATGGCTACAAACTTATATGACAAAATAATACTTCCTGCTCGCCCAAATCCTACTAATGCTCCTCCACAAATGTACAAAGGTTTTAGTACAATAAATTCATCTACACAAAATTTTATTTTATACGATTTTGAACTTATTAAACAAGATTTACTTAATAATTTTAATATTAGAAAAGGCGAACGTTTAATGCAACCTAGCTATGGTTGCATTATATGGGAAATGTTATTCGAACCGTTAACAGAACAAGTAAAAGATTTGATTATACAAAACGTAAATGAAATTTTAAATTACGATCCCCGAATACAAGCTGGGAATATTGTTATAACACCATACGACACTGGCATACAGATTGAATGTGTAATAACCTATTTGCCTTATAATATTAGCCAGGATCTACAATTACGCTTTGACCAAGCTAACGGGCTGATTAGCTGATAAAATACCCACATAATTCCATTCGATAAATACACTTATTAGGACTAATTATGAGCTCAACGGATAGACAAAATAACCTGTTAGTCAGCGAAGACTGGCAGAAAATTTATCAATCATTTAAGAACGCTGATTTCCAAAGTTACGACTTTGATAACTTACGTCGTACAATGATTGACTATATCCGTACTAATTTTCCAGAAGATTTTAACGATTACATTGAATCCAGCGAATACCTCGCCCTTATCGATCTTATTGCCTTCGTGGGCCAAAGCATAGCTTTCCGTGTTGATTTAAATGCTCGTGAAAACTTTTTAGAACTAGCAGAACGTAGAGATAGTGTGCTAAGACTAGCACGAATGATTAATTATAATGCTAGTAGAAACATAGCTGCCACAGGTTTGCTAAAATTTAGCACAGTTCAAACTACAGAAAATGTATTAGATAGCAACGGCATTAATATGAGTGGCCAAGTAATTACTTGGAATGATCCAAGTAACAGTAACTGGTATGATCAATTTATTAAAGTTATCAATGCGGCTTTACCTACAACTCAACAGTTTGGCAATCCAATAGATCAAGCTAACATATACGGCATACCTACTGGACAATATCGTTTTAACGCTAGAAATACAAACGTTCCTGTTTTTAGTTTTAGTAAAAACGTTGCTGGTCGTACAATGAATTTTGAAATTACTAGTACTACAATTTCTGGCGGTGAAGTAATTTACGAAGAACCTCCAAAAGTTGGAAATCATATGTCTTTTATTTTTAAAGATGATGGTTATGGAGCTGGTAGTAGCAACACAGGATTCTTTTTAAATTTTACACAAGGCAATTTAAATCAAGGAACATTTACAGTTACCCAACCAAGTAGTAATCAAACTATTGATATTAACACACAAAATATCAATAATACAGATGTATGGTTATACAGCCTAGATCAAAGTACTGGTCTTGAAAATACACTTTGGACACAAGTTCCTGCTACAACTGGTAATAATATAATTTATAATAGCCTAAGCAATAGTATTAAAACAATTTACAATGTAATTACTAGAGCAGGTGATGCAGTTAGTTTAAGTTTTGCAGATGGAACATTTGGTAGTTTACCATTAGGAAATTTTAGATCTTACTATAGAGTTAGTAATGGTTTAACATATACAATAAATCCTAGCGATATTTTAAATGTAGCAATTAGTATTCCATATACAAGTAGCCAAGGACAAGCAGAAACATTGACTATAACTTTAAGTTTGGCATCAACTGTTTCAAATGCATCAGCAACAGAAACAAATGCTAGTATTAAAGCCAATGCTCCTCAAACTTACTATACACAAAACCGTATGGTTACCGGAGAAGATTATAATATTAGTCCATTAGGCGTTACACATAAAATTGCCAAAGTAAAAAGTATTAATAGAACAAGTAGCGGCATTAGTCGTTATTTCGATTTAACTGATCCCACTGGCAAATACAGCAGTACAAATTTATTTGCTGATGATGGAATTTTATATCAAGAAATTTACACTTCTGCAACAAATTTTTCTTATGTAACTAAAACTGATGTAGAAGGAATTATATACAATACAGTTTTTCCTATTTTAGATGATCCTAACTTACGTAATTTTTATTATGCAAATTACATAAATTATATTTCTGAAAGTTTAAGTATTCAGTGGGCTAATGTAACTACAGACAGTAACAGTTCAACAGGATTCGTTACTGATACTACAGCTTTACCTAAAAAATTAGCTAGCTATACCAGTACTGATTTAAAATATTTTACATCAGGGTCGTTAATTAAATTTATTGCTCCAACAATACGAGGAGTAACATATTATTTTGATACAACAAATCAAAACAATCTAGTAGCAGTTCCTGCATTGGGATTATTGCCTGCTGGAGGTGTAAGTTATTTGTGGGCGCAGGTTGTATCTATTGTGGGCGATGGTCTTGGGGATAATGATAATAACACAGGAACAACTACAGTTAATGGCGGGTTATTCGGAGTTGTAACATTAAATCAGATTGTACCATCAAATGCTGTTATTAGTCAAATTATTCCTCAATTTAATTTAACTATTGGATCTAGTGTTATTACAACAATGATAGATTTGATTTTTAATAATACGCCTTTTGGACTACGTTACGGATATGATTCATTAGCCGGAATGATGGACTGGCAAATTATATTTGAAACAAATTTAAACACTACTATGAGTTTTAGTTTAGGTAATCAAGGCGATACTACAAATACACAACAAGATTCTAGTTGGATGTTATTGTTTACCACGGATAATCAATTTTATACTATTACCACACGACTAATGAGATATGTGTTTGAAAGTGATCAAGAAGTTACATTTTATTTTGACGATGCTGTAAAAGTTTATGATACAGTTTCTAGTGCCACCATATTAGACAATTTAAAAATATTAAGCATTAATACACAACCTACATCGACTTACCCATTTACTACAGATTTTAATTGGCAAATTACTAATTCTTATACTGGATTAGATGGATATATTGATCCTAGTAAAATTGTAATATCATTTGCAGACAGTATGAATAATGGTATTGTTGATAATCCTCAATTATTTTTAGATATTGTTTCGCCGGACAATAAGACAACATACATTGTACAGGAAAAATATTTAATTAGTGCCGGACAAGAAGATTATAGATATGTGTCTAATGCATCTGGTATAGTTAAAATATTGTCAACACAAAGTTCTGCTAGACCTTATACACAATGGAATGATGGACAGTATTTTTATTTTTTAGATACGCAAACTGTAATGCAATATAGTGCATCTAATGTTACCAGCCCACTAAATGCATCTTTAGATTATAAAGTTTATGTTGGCCGAGACAAATTAAAATTTCAATATACACACAATGCTGATTATGATAGCCGTATTGATCCGGGTGCAAGTAATATCATGGATGTGTATATTTTAACAACTGATTATGATACACAATTTAGACAATGGTTAGCAGGAGCGAATGTAGCAGAACCGTTACCGCCAAGCAGTACTGAACTAAACAGTTTATTAAGTCCTGAATTGAATTTAATTAAATCTATTTCAGATGAAATTATCTATCATCCAGTGAGCTATTTGTTATTGTTTGGAAGTCAAGCTGATTTAAATTTACAAGCTACATTTAATGTAGTTAAAAATCCTGCAAGTACTGCCAGCGACAATGACGTTATTTCTAGAATTATTACAGCATTTAATAATTTCTTTGCATTAGAAAATTGGAATTTTGGTGACACATTTTATTTTACGGAATTATCTACATACGTGATTAATCAACTCACACCAGATATTACGAATTTTGTTATTGTTCCAAAACAAGGTAATTTATACTTTGGAGCATTATTTGAAATTAAATGTCCTAGCAATCAAATATTAATTAGTTGTGCAACTAGCGCAGACATTAATGTTGTATCAGGATTAACTAGTGATAATTCTCGAACAGTAACAGGCAGTGGCTTAACTTCTTTAGTATCAAGTCAAAACATAACAAGTGCAACCTTTGGAGTAACTAATGGCTAATAATAACAATCCATTAGGTAATACCGGTCTTACCGTAAATTTTCTTCCTAAATTTTATCAGTCAGACGCTAATAAAAAATTCTTACAAGCTACATTAGATCAATTATATCAACCTGGCAGTATTAAAAAAATTAATGGCTATGTAGGTAGAGAAAATGCAAAAAGTGCCACTGGCGCCGATGTTTATCTAACTGCGGCTGATGCTAGTAGACAAAATTACCAATTAGAACCGGCTATAACAGTAACAGATAAAATTGGTAATCAAACATTCTTTAAAGATTATATAGATTACATTAATCAAATTGGAACATTTGGCGGTAATACTAGCAATCACGCTCGATTAAACAAACAAGAATTTTACAGTTGGGATCCTCATATCGATTGGGATAAGTTTGTTAATTTTCAAAATTATTACTGGATGCCATACGGTCCTGACACTATTAAAATTGTAGGACAACAACAAGCTATTACAAGTACATATACTGTTACTGTTGAATCAGAATTAAGTAATAACGAGTATTTGTTTACACCTAACGGTTTTACACGTAATCCTGTATTAAAATTATACAGAGGACAAACATATACATTTGAAATTACAAGTCCGGGAAATCCTTTTAGTTTTAAAACAGCTAGAAGTCCAGGTAGTGATGATCGATATGTAACATCTAACATAGACAACTATGCAGTAGAAAATGGAACTATTACATTTAGTGTTCCATTAGATGCTCCAACTTTGTTATTTTACCAAAGTGAGTCAGATATTAATTTAGGTGGAGCAATTGAAGTTTTAGATATTACCGCCGATACTTACATAGATATAGCAAATGACATGCTAGGTAAAAAGCATTATAAGCTACCCGACGGTACTGCTCTAAGTAATGGAATGAAATTAGCTTTTGAAGGCAATGTTATTCCGGCAGAATATGCTGTAGGAGAATTTTATGTTGAAGGTGTTGGCGTTGCAATTAAATTAATTCCAACAACAATTTTAGAAGTTGTTAATCCTTACACTGAAGAAAAAACTATTCCTTTTGACAGCGACAAATTTGATAGTTTACCTTTTAGTGATGCTAGCGGATATGCTGGATCATCGGACTATATTGTTATTAACAGAACAAGCAATGATAGAAATAATTGGAGTCGATACAACCATTGGTTCCATAAAGATGTCATCGCTACTAGTTCAACCTATAACGGTAATCCTGTTGAATTAGATCAAACAGCAAGGGCTATTAGACCTATTATTGAATTTGATGCAGATTTAAAACTTGCTAACTATGGAACAACTGCAATCGATGATATCGATATCATCGATGATTATACTACAGATGCGTTTAGTACTATTGAAGGATTGTTTGCTTATAATGTTGACGGAGTAGCACTTGCAGAAGGTCAGCGCATTATTTTTACTGCCGATACTGATAGACTTGTAAAAAATAAAATATTTAAAGTTACATTTGTTGATGTATTACATTTAAGTAAAGGTAGCAGACAAATTCATTTAGTAGAAATTGCAGATCCAGTAGAGTATCAAGTAGCCACTGTTAAATTTGGTAACAAATATCAAGGCAAAACATTTTGGTATAACGGAACTTCGTGGATTAAAAGTCAGCAAAAACTTACAGTAAATCAAGCTCCGTTGTTTGATGTCGTAGACGAAAATGGTATAAGTTTTGGAGATTCTAGTGTTTATAACGGAACTACCTTTGTTGGAACTACATTGTTTTCTTATAAGACAGGAACAGGGTTATCTGATACTGCGTTAGGTTTTCCATTGAGTTATAGAAATATTAGTAATATTGGTGATATTGTTTTTAATTTTACCTTAGCAACTGATACTTTTCAATATAAACAAACTACAAGTCTTATAACACAAGCCATTAATGTTGGATATCTTGTAAGTCAGACTTATGCTGGAAAAACAATTTATGAAAACGGCTGGCAAACATGCACCGCACCTAATACACAAGCGGCAATTAGAATATATAAAAATTCTGGACAAACAAATAATTTTAATATTGATATTTTTGACGATGTTAGTAATTTGTTGGATCTAGTAGTAAGAGTTTATGTAAATGGAATCAGATTAAGTCCAACTTTATGGAAACTGGTTACAAATTCAGATTATGTTCAAGTACAACTTACAACTGATATTGCATTAACTGATGTATTAACTATAAGAGCATTTGCCGCACAACCTATAAACAGCAATGGTTATTATGAAATTCCAGTAAATTTACAAAATAATCCTTTGAATAATGTAATGGGAGATTTTACATTAGGTGAAGTTGCCGACCATGTAAATTCTATTGTTGATAATTTAGCTACTACTTTTGTAGGAACATTTCCAGGAGATAGTAATTTAAGAGATTTAGGAAATGTAACTCAGTACGGCACTAAATTTGTCCAACATAGCGGACCATTGAGTCTTGCAATTTATCATATTACCAATCAATCGAATAATATTGTACGTAGTCTAGAACAAGCACGAGATGATTATAATAGCTTTAAAAGAAATTTTATTAAAACTGCTAGCAATTTAGGTATTGATGGCGACCCAGTTGTTATTACAAATTTAATTTTACAAAAACTTAATAAAGATAAACCTAATACTTCCCCATATTATTTTAGTGATATGGCGCCTTATGGTGCTTGTGTGGTTACAAATCTCACAGTAGTTGATTATAGAATTAAACAATATCCGTTATCTAGTGTGTTTACATTAACAACTTTATCAAATAAAGCAGTTGGTGTATATTATAACGGTATACAGATGATTTATGGGCAAGATTATACATTTGATAATTCTGGTTTTATAGTTGTACAAGATTCATTTACGCTAACTAATGGAAGTACTATTAGCACATATGAATATGATAGCACTGATGGCAGTTTTATTCCGGCTACTCCAACAAAACTTGGATTATGGCCTGCTTATGTTCCGCAAATTTATACAGATACAACACTAGTAACTCCAAGAACGATGATACAAGGCCATGATGGTAGCCAAGTATTAGCTTACGGTGACTATCGTGACGATTTAATTTTAGAATTAGAAAAACGTATATACAACAATATTAAAGTACAATACGATCCTACTATTTTTGACATTGCTGATGTCATTCCTAGTTATAACAGACCAAACGATTATACTTTATCAGAGTTTAATGATGTTCTTGCTCCTAATTTTTACAAGTGGGTGCAACTATCAGGACGAGATTTTACTAAACCTCTAAGCTATGATATAACAAATCCGTTTACTTATAACTATTCTGAATCAAATGCACCTGACGGTAGAAATATTCCAGGTTATTGGAGAGGAATTTATCAATATATTTTAGATACTGACCGTCCTAATTTATGTCCTTGGGAAATGTTAGGGTTTAGTATTATGCCTAGTTGGTGGGTAGACTTATATGGACCTGCTCCTTATACTGGAGACAATTTGCCAATGTGGCAAGATATTAGCCAAGGCCTAGTAAGAGCTCCAGGAGTGCCTCCAGTTAAACTAAGCAAGTATGCTAAACCGTTCTTAATGCAACATATTCCTGTAGATAGTGATGGGTTATTATTCAGCCCAAGAGAATCGGGTCTTGCTTATGGTACTATTACTCCAAGCATAGATAATAACTTTGTATTCGGTGATGTAAGTCCAGTCGAAGGTGCCTGGCGCCGTAGCAGCCACTATCCATTTAGTGTATTAATTACTTCTATCTTATTAACTCCTGCAAAAACATTTGGTCTAGTACTTGACAGATCAAATATTTCAAGAAATCTTGCAGGTCAACTTGTTTACAAGTCTACTAATTTAAGAGTTCGACCAAAAGATATAGTATTACCAAGCATTTACTCTAGTGCAATTCGTGTTCAAACTGCCGGCGTAATCAATTATATAGTAGATCATATCTTGAATTTTATCTTTAGTAATAATATTAAAGATTACAATCAATACTCTACAGACTTGACTACAATGACAAGTCAAATTAGTTATAGAGTTGGAGCATTTACTAGTAAAGAACAATTTAATTTATTACTAGATAGCAAAACTCCACAAAGTGCCGGAAGTGTGTTTGTTCCTCAGGAAAATTATCATGTTAATATTAACAGCTCTAGTCCAATTAGAAGAATAAACTATAGTGGTGTTATTATTACTAAACTTCAAGCTGGATACGAAGTTAAAGGATATAGTATTACTCATCCTTATTTCAAATATTATCCATATACTCAAACTGGTCAAAGCATTAATATTGGAGGCATAAGCGAGGCTTATTCTACATGGACAGCAGGCCAACAGTACATTGCTAATTCTGTTGTGTTATACAACGGAAGATTTTACAGAGCATTAAGTACATTAACTGCCGGCTTAACATTCGATGCTACATCCTTTGCTGAATTATCTAGTTTGCCTATTATAGGTGGTCAAAATGCTGTATTAAGAAAATTATGGGATCGATCAAATCCTATAACTGTTCCTTATGGAACAGAGTTCTCTTCAATACAAGATGTTGTTGATTTCTTACAAGGTTACGGAGAATGGTTAAAAGATCAAGGTTTTGTATTTGATGATTTTAATACAAGTTTGAATAATGTTAGTAACTGGGATACTAGTGCTAAAGAATTCTTGTTCTGGACCACACAAAACTGGACAGCAGGCGAAGATAAGTGGAGCGATTGGACTCCAAATGAACCAGTACCATACGGTACTATAGTAAGATATAATGGCGATTATTATAGCGCATTGTATAATCTTGCGGCATCTGCAATATTTGATCCAATTAAGTATACAAAATTAGACGGATTAAGTACAGTAGGTAGTAGTGTTATAAGCCTAAGCCCTGCGGCAAACAAACTTACCTTTAATGTTCCATTAGCAGTAGTCGATAACATTAGTAATCAATTCTACGAATATGAAATATTTAAAGTTGATGGAACACCATTGGCACCATTATTCTTAGACAGCTTTAGAGAAGGTAATATTGTAAGTTACAGTCCACGTACTGATGATGGAATCTATGGTGCTAGTTTTTATCTAATTCAAAATGAGCATGTAATTACATTAGATAATTCTACAATTTTTAATGATGTAATTTACAATCCAGAAAGCGGATATAGACAAGAACGTATTAAAGTTTCAGGACACGTGAGTCTTGACTGGTACGGTGGGTTAGATGTTCCAGGATTTATTTTTGACCAAGCTAATATTCAGCAATGGCAACCATGGAAAGATTATGCATTAGGCGATATAGTTAACTATCAAGGTTTTTATTATGCAGCCAACGCATCGATTCCTGGTGTACAATTTTTTGATGCAACAAATTGGAATCAACTATCTTCTAGACCACAAGCGGAATTAATTCCTAACTGGACTTATAAGGCAACCCAATTTACTGACTTTTATAGTTTAGATAGCGATAACTTTGACAACCAACAACAAAAAATGGCACAACATTTAATTGGTTATCAAAAACGTCAGTATTTAGATAATATTATCCAAGATGATGTTAGCGAATTTAAATTTTATCAAGGAATGATTCGTGAAAAAGGAACACAAAATGTTCTTAATAAACTATTTAATGTCCTTAGTTCAGACAGCGAAGAAAGTTTAACATTCTACGAAGAATGGGCTATACGTGCAGGCCAGTACGGTGCGGCAAAAGCATTTGAAGAAATTGAATTTATATTAGACGAAGGGTTGTTTAGATCGAATCCGCAAGGCTTTGAATTAGTTAATACCATTGATACTAATTTAAAAAATACATTTATTATACAACAAACTCCTAACGATGTTTACTTAACACCATTGGGGTATAATAGTCAGCCTTGGCCATTATTAACTACATACTATCCTTTCCTAAGAAGTGCTGGGTATGTGAATAGTAAAGAAATATTTTTAAGCCTGGGCTATTTGCCAGAAATAGTTAATCAAGATATTACTTCTTTCAACGAAGGAGCATATATTTGGGTAGCATTTGAAGGACCTAGTTGGAATTTGTATAGATATACTGATATCCATTTGTCTATTACTGGTGTTTCATATAATTTAAGTACAAAAACATTAACACTTACTACACAAAATTTAACAGGATTATCTGTCGGACAATGGATTGGTCTGTCACAAGTAACAATATTACAAGGTTTTTATCAAATTACTAGTGTAAAACTGAATACTTTTACAGTAACAGCTAATTTAGGAAATTTTCCAAATCCGTTTAATCAAAGTAATGAACTTGTTGTGTATTCTCTAGTTAGTCAACGTACTAATAGCATAGATAATTTAGACTCTATCCTCACTTTAAAATTAAATCCAGGCGAACTAGTATGGACAGATGACAAGGGCGACGGTAAATGGGCCAGCTGGGTATATAATCCTGTTTATACATTGAGTAATGTTAATAATCAAGCCGCACAAAATCAATTAAGATTTGGTAATATTATTGCAGTAAACAACAAAGGCACATTAGCCGCAGTTGGATCTAGCTTCGGGGAAATAATTACTTACGATAAAGCAGGTACAGTAACTCCTTGGGTGCAACGCCAAATTATATCTGCTCCATATATTGCTACCAACATAGTATTTTTATTAACAGGTTCTATTTCTATTAACGGAAATGTCCTAACTACGACAAATGCTGTAACTAATATGATTGGCGGCTTGATAGAAGGCCCAGGAATTCCATATGGAACTACAATAATTTCTGTGTCTGCTGGAACTAGCGTAACTATTAGTCAAACATCTACTGCAACAGTTAGCTCATCAACATTTACAATTACTGCAAGTCAGAATTTACCTACAACACTATCTACTTCAATAGCATTTTCAAGTGGTGGTACATGGATGGCATCTGCTAGCCCGTTAGCTGGCTATGCAGCCACTAACTATCTTGGTGCATACACTAGTGTAAACACTTCAACATTAAGTGCAGGCGTAGTAGTTTCAACTGGTTCTGGAACTAATATTGCTTACTGGCAAGCATTGACAACTGTATTGCCTAATCATACACCTACATCTACATCGGCGTACTGGGAACAAATTTATTATCTACCTGTTAATTCATATGGTACATGGTCAATATATAATTCTTATCCAAATAATACATTAGTTGTTTATAAATCTAAATTATATCAATCTAATCAGGCACTATATGGCCAAACAACTATAAACATTTATGGTACAAATACCAGCGGAGTTATAACCGCTGATACTACTGCAGGATTAGCATCAGGATATGAAATTATTTTTTCAGGATTTTCGTTTGGCGGTATAATAATTGGAGCTCCGTATTATATTGTTTCTGTTTTAAGTTCAACTACATTTACAGTTTCGGGACAACAAGGCAGTTCTAATTTATCTCCATTAACTACAGCAACAAATTCTGCTGGCGCAATGACAGCTACACAGCAACCACTACCTTCACCGGGTTCTAACAGCCAATGGACAGATATTACTAGTCAAGCCACATCAGCTTATGTAGGTCTTGACACTACATATTATCTTGGCGGTCCTGCTGGCCAAGGTGTTGTCAGCTTATACAAGAAAGATGCTAATAACAATTATTTCTTAATTGATACTATTGTTAGCCCATTGTTTGTGACAAACG